AACTCCAGAGTTCTCCTCGCATAGGTGGTTAAACAGAACGCAACCCATCTTGCTATGGAGGCTCTCGTCGCGTACGCTCCACTTCATCTGTTGGCCGATTCCCTTTAGAAGGTTGCGCATCTGGAATGAGTAGAGAACAGCAAAGGAAGAGTAGAGCGCTACTCCCTCGGCAAACGCGGAGAACACAGCGATAGAGCGTGCGACATCTTGTCTAGCCTTTGGGCTGATCTTCAGGATGTTGTGGTCGTATCCAGCTTTGGTGTTGACGAGGTTTTCAAAACGAGCAGCTGTAGCAGGCTCGTGAAGAAAAGCCTCGAAGTCCTCAAGGCCAAGCGTCTCGTTTAGGTAGCTGTAAGCTGCGGCGTGGATAGTCTCTTGCGAGCCGAACATCATAGCCATCTGCTTGATTTCGTGCTTAGGAAACCACTTGGTAACCATACTTGTCCAGTAGTCTCCAACAGCTGTCTCTGTCTGGGCAAAGCCAAGCAGGATATTCCCAACTAGGTTACGTTCGGCAGGAGTAAGGTTCTCTTTAAAGTCCTTAACATCTCCTTGCATTGAAATCTCGGTGTGAAGCCAGAAGGCTTGGGCTTGAGGAAGCCATCCGTCGGTGTAGTACTGTGGGTACTCGAATGGCTTATAGGCTACGCGTTCATCGAACAGTCCCATATTGGTTGATTTTATATTAGACGAAAAAGGGCCACAGATGTGACCCGAAGTGGAACGCTAAGATACTTATTGACTACAAACCAAGCAAGGAGGTAATGTCCTTTCCTAAGGAAATATTGTAGTATCCTACTACCTTGACAATCACATTTTTATTACGAAAGTGTGTAGTCGTTGGCATTTTTCTGTCGCTCCAAAGTGGCTCGTCTATCTCGTCTAAACGGAAAGACCACACTCCTTTTGGCGTTGAGTTGATGTAGATCGGCTTTGTCTTAAACATCGCCGATCTTTTAATCAACGCCTCATACTTTGCTTTCTCGATTACAAGGTCGTCGTAATGAGAGCGACGGCACTTTAGTTCAATGTCGGCATTGTATAGTATAGAGTAGCAGTCGTACTCAGAAGTTCTATGCTCACTAACCTCGAGGTCTGGAGCCAGGTAGAGTTTAACTAGGTTAAACAGCTCTCGTTCCCTAAGTATCATCCTATGTATTTTAGGCGCTTGAGATTGATCTTATCGAGGTTGTAGTCCTCGTGATCCCTAAGGTCATCAAACAAGTTGCTTGCCATCTTCTTAGCTAGCTTCTTGTCCATAGACTCAATAGCCTCAGCCCATTCTTCTTTGGTACGGCATAGCATACCAGTCTCTCCGTGGCGAATTACCTTGCTATATGGTTTTGTGTTCGAAGCAATGACAGCTGTTTTAGTCCAGGCTGCCTCGGTAATCTTCAGGTCACTCTTGCACCAATTGAATCTGTTCCCGACAAGTGGGACCAGGCTAACGTCAAAGTTCTTGTACATCTTTCCGTAGTTCCAGATGTCCCGTGGAGGAGACATCTTATCGAACTTAAGAATCTCTTCGTACTCCATTCCTTCCACTCCGTAAGTGTATACGTTTGAGAAGTCGTAGCCAATCTCTTTTATATCATTGATATGGCCAAGAGCGCCCACGTACCCAAAGCGGATAGCACTAGAAGAATATTTACGATGGTTTCTCCACTGATCTTCTGTTTCATCGACAGCATTGTTTACGAATTCTATAATGGCTCGCGGATTTACTGCGGCCATCTGCTTAGCTAGATACTTTGATGGTGTCCAGATAACGTCAGCAATACGAATAGTCTTCTTGATGTCTGGCCCGTAGTAAACCTCATACAAAGCTTTGGCTGGGTTCTCCGGGTTCAAGCTCCAGTAGTCGTCGTTATCTAGGATAAGTTTGATGCCGTTAGCCTTAAGCATCTGGCTAAACTTCTGGTGGTTTGTAACAGAAGCCTTTCGTGATATGATAAGGTTTGTAACCGCATCAAGGTTTATGTTCTTCAGCTCCTCAAGGTTTTCGATCCAGTGAAGGTTAACTCCTTGGGCCTGAAGCCTGCGAAGAGGGACGATGAGCCTGTGGTAATTGATACCATTAAGCCCATCGATATGTACTAGCGTAATCATCCGTGTTGTTCCTTGTACTCATTCAATGCTGCACGCATCAAGTCAAGTTCAATACGGAATGAACGAGAGTACTTATTTGTTATTTCGCTTAGTTGTTTTTCGTCCAGAACTGGGTTGCCCTTTTCGTCGTGTACTGCTTCGTACAGTTCTGCGCTTCCTTCCGAGATCCGTGCTGTCGCTAGGAAGTAAATCCGGCTGAGTTGTTCTAGTGTCATCTTGAATTAAAGTATAATTGTAACAGATTATTTTAGCGAGGTATTGATCTTTTTTGAGAGTCGCATCATATTCGATTCTAAGCTCCACGAAGTATTTAGGAGTATCATCGTGAACGTATCCATTATACCGTAGATAATCTGCAAGAAACTTAATAGCAACAATGCTGTTGTCAAGATCATACCTAGAATTATAGCGTAGGTGGACAGCAAAGCGGTCCATAGTCCACCGATCAAATCCTTCAAGCGCTCTGGAAATACCAGTAAAATACTTTTCTTTTTGCCCGTGGCGGTACGTCCAAAACTTGCCAGCGTAGAGCTGATTAAGAGACGGAGGTTTTGGTATTGATATTTCAATTTCATTAAAATCAATTGTCATTAGTCAAATATACTAAAAAGCGTCATCAATTGACCCTTTTTCGAAATCAAACTTTTCAACAATTGGTTTTAGTATTGAAGTAAATAATGGTTTACTAGTAAACTTGTTGACGAAACCAGTGTTAGTGTGGTTCATTTCAAACAGCACAGGATAGTCTAAACTCGTCGGCTCTCCTCCGGATTCTACCTCTCGAACTTTGCGCACGTGAACCTCAACAGTCCTTCTAATGCTATGATCTGGCGCTTGGATTTTACGGTGGAACGTCAAGAAATTATCGCTCTTATTAACAAACTTTCCGCCACCTTCAGTGTCTTCCGCGTACGGAGCCTGAGGCAAACCATCCTCTCCCTTGCGACGTTGAGCCTCTGTGATGGCGTGTGTCGACAGCCACAAAGCCATATTGTGGGATTGTGTGAACGTTAGGAATTCAGACGCAGCCTCGTAGTGGTAGTCGTGCGTAGACAACGCTGTACCGGTAGACATCTGGATCTTCAAGCTGTTGTACGGATCGATGAAGTATCCGTCGTAATTACCTTGGCGCACAAGTTTCTCAGCAAATACCATCAGGTCTGTGTATGAGTAGATGTTCTTGTTGCTGATGATGGTGAAGTGCTCGTTGACCCACTGGTATGCTTGCTTTAGTTGGCCAGCCTTCATATCCTTTACCTGCATATCAGTAGCAAACTGGATGAGCTTCATCTTCACCGCGGCAGTTCGGTTCTCTGCTGAGTAAATAATCCAACGCCAGTTATGACGTATTGCCGAAGCAGTAATCATATATAGGGCAAACGTAGACTTACCGATGTTTGAGATGCCGTTGATGATGGTGAAGTCTCGCTTGAACAGGAAGTGTTTGTCTAACGCTTCACATCCAGTAGGCAAGCCAAGTATAAGCTTGCCGTCGATGTAGTCTTGAATCCAGCGGTAGTCCTCGTCGTCAGAAGAGATGAACGACATATCTCCGTCGTTGATCATCATCTCTAGCTTGACGGAGTTCTCGTTCTCTAGTACTTCGCGGATGGGCATCGTCTTGCCCTTCTCGATTCCGTCACGTATGGTGTTGCGAGCGGTAACGATTGAGTCGACATCTCGCTTGAGGATCTCTCGTTCGAGAACGTGGAAGGCTTCTTCTTCCTCCATACGCCCAACAGCAATATATCCACCACAAAGGATAGCTGCCTTCAGTAGTGTTGCGTGCTTCTCTCCGTCCTCCGCACGTCGCACCATAGACGATACGATAGCGAGCTTGTTGTAGTCGGTGTATTGTCCTTTCTGTTCAGCTTTTTGGGCGATTGCTTTTTCAGAAAGCATCTGCCCAAAAACTTTAGAGTCTTCGTTCAGTACAAGTTCTGGATCGTAGCTATCAAAGCAAGCTCGAGATTCGTTGATTCCAGAAGGATCTACCTCTAAACCATACTCCGCATCAAAGTAAGACTGAAGTGCCCTGAAATGGTCTCTGTGTAGGCTAGGATTTGATATACGTACAAGTGCCTTAAGTCCTTCTCCTGATGGAGATATCCAGCAAGCGAATACGTGTGGGTCTGTTGAGAGTACGTTCTTGCTACCCTCAACATCAATATGGTCAAAGTCTAAGACGAGAAGGCCGGAGTGCTCAACGATGGAGTCATCCCGCCTTGATTCAAACTTACCCGCCCATAGGATCACCGGAAGCTTTTTCTTTGCTTCCTTCTGACCATTCCGCACTTGTTGCACCAGTGGAAGATGTTTCCCACCAGTCGAGATTCGGTTTAGCGCTGAACCTACGGTTATGTACGACGGGCTGTCGGTCTGTGTTACGCTCGGAAATATTGTTATCAGTTGGTTGAGTGCGCTCATTTTCAATTGCAATTTTAAGTAGGATCAGATACCCTATCAGGTCTTGGATGGTATCTTCTGTGTCTCCGGTGATGCCGCGGTTCTTGATGCGCATTAGCTTATCATCAATCCGACAGGCCAGGTTCTCAACAGCTGATCCCTTGGCGAAGATATTAGCTGGCTTGAGCGCTGAGTCTCCGTATGCCTTATTTTTCTCGAGCAATAAATCACGAACTCCGTTCGCAATCTGTTTGATTTTATCAGCTGAGGTCATTACAGTATTGACTTTAATTTTTCTGCAACGGCAGCAACCACATCTACTGTTACTGCGTTGCCGCATTGCTTGTAGCGTTGGGTGTTGCTCATTGGCTTCACTACACCATCGTAGTTGCCAAAGGCGGTGTGATCATCAGGGAAT